TTGTTGCCCCATTTCCTGGCGTCCATACATACCAAGTGCTGTTGGCGTAAATTGGCCGGCCAGACGTTGTTACAGGTGCTGATATAAAAGTCCACGTGGTGCCATTGTCGGTGCTGGTGGCCATTAATCCTGTATTAGCACCAAGGCCCGCAAGTCCTGCAACTAATATGCTGTTGCCAAACGCAACGTCATAAACGCCGATATTTGTAACGCTGGTATTAGCCCCGCCGCCGCCACCGCCCTGCCTGCCAATACCAGGAAAACCAGCAAAGCCCATGCCACCGGAAAGTGCTCCACCGCCTGCTGTACCAATAATTCCGCCGCCAATACCACCACCATTAACCGCACTATTCCCTGAGCTTATTGCACCCCCTGCACCGCCGCCTGGACCACCTTGGTACGAGCACCCCCCAGCATATGTGGTCGAAGTTCCGTCAAACCCGCCACCCATCCCTCCGCCAAAACCAGATGCTGTTGCAAGCCCACTGGTAGTTGCGCTGCCGGTGCCAAAATGGCCCGCGAAGTCGCCACCACCTACGCTTGGCTCTCCTTGGTTTGAAAGCACACCGCCGCCTTTGGACGCAGCGGAAGACGATGTCCCACCAAATGTTCCACCACTAGCTCCAAAAGCAGTCAAATAAAAGCCAAAATTGGTATTACCCCCGGCTGACCCTGAAACTCCATTTGTATCGTCAGTTGTTCTTGCAGCACCACCAGCACCCCCCGCACCAATGGTTACAGGTATCGTGGACGGTAAATCGCTAGCCTTGAACAGACGATACGCATAGGCCCCACCGCCGCCACCAGTGCCGCCTCCACGAACAGTGCTCCCCGCCCCCCGCCTGCCAGAGCCGCCGCCACCGCCCGCGCCCCAAGCCTCAACCATGACAAAGGTTGCGTTTGCGGGCTTGGTCCAAGTGCCAGAGGACGTAAATTCCTGCAAACTTGCCGCGACAACTGTGGCCCAACTTGTATTGGAGCCGTCAGTGGTGACGTACTTGCCAGAATTGCCTGTCTGACTAGGAAGCAGTGCGTTTAGTGCAGCATTTGCGGTAGTCTGACCTGTACCACCATTACCAATTGGCAAAGTTCCTGTGACGGAAGTGGTAAGGTTGATATCTGCCCAACTTGCATTGGTTCCGTCAGTAGTTACAAACTTACCTGCGTTACCAGTCTGCCCTGGCAATACTGAACTAAACGCCGTCGCCGCGACAAACGCCGTGGTAGCTACTTGAGTAGTGCTGGTGCCTGCCGTTGCTGTGGGCGCTGTCGGCGTACCCGTCATAACGGGCGAAGCCAATGTCTTGTTGCTAAGCGTCTCGGAACCTGCGGGAGTTACATAGTCCGTGCCAGCAACCGCAGCGGAAAACGCCGAGGTTCCGTTACCTTTGACAAGTCCCGTAAGCGTAGTTGCGCCTGTGCCTCCACTACCAACAGGTAGCGTTCCAGACACGTTAGCCGTCAATGAACAGTATGTAGTTGACGAAGATCCAGTGCCGCCTGAAGCTATGCCAAGAGGAGTGGACAGCGTAATGGAACCAATCGTCAGAGAACCAACGTAGTTCAGCGCCTCGATCACGTTAGTGCCATCGCAGCGCAGCGCAATCCGAGCACCGTTGGGCACCGAGATTCCCGTACCCGCCGAGGTCTTCACCGTCTGCGCCGCGCCCGTGCTGTTGGTCACGAAGTACAGCTTACTGACCGCAGGGACGATGACGTTGTACGAACCGCCTGGAGTTCCCCCCAGAACAAGGAACATGGCTCGTGACTCATCCGCAGCGCCGTTGGCCGTGGACAGCGTGTAATCCGCTGCCACCATCGTGATGCTGGCCGTACCAGCAATCGAGGCATCAACAAGGTTTGTCAACCCCGTATTGACCTGAGTGCCCCATGTGCCAGGGTACTCCCCAGTGGTGGGCAATACCAGCCGCAAGCTAGTGGAGTATGAAGCCATCTCTTACCTCAAGCGAATCGGATTAGCGCCGTGGTGGCAGAAGCAGCCGGAAGCTGCACCGTGAAATTTGGCCCAGCAGTTTTGTCAGACCCAAAGTCCACTACCGCAATCGCACGGTCTGCCTTGGTAGAGTTATAGATCAACGCACCACGGGTAACAAAACTGGACCCCGGCCACGCCGGATTGTCGAACGTCACATACGCCGTAGTGCCAGAAAGAAGCACTTGGACATTGGTCAGGATCTCGCCCCCAGCGGTGTAGCCTGTGCCAGACGTTTCACCTGTGAGGGTGTAGGCCGTGGTGTCTGCACCAAGAGAAGCAGCGCTCGTATAGAGCGCCATCTTCAGGACATCGGTATCCAGATCATGGATAGCCAGCCATGACTCCTGTTTGAACGAAGAGCATAGCGTTTGTACCAAAGCCATTTAGACCACCTGTGTCCTGACCTGCCCAGTACGGTATGCGTCTTGTCGGTTCTTGCCTTCGCCCAGGTTCTTCAGCAGGGTCAACGATTGAACGTACTGCTTGTCTGCCTCGGCCACAATATCCTGCTCCTGCTTCATCCACCGAGCAGCTTCAACCATGACCGCGTTGAACAGCACAGAATCAAAGTTATCACCAAGCCAAGTGTTGGTCGCGGTGACAATGCTCTCCGGGTAGTAGAAGTAGTTCAGTTCAGCCGTCAACGCAGCGTTGGGCGTGGGGCCAAGCAGGAAAGACTGCACCAGCGGAGTGCCCGTTTGCGTCCCGTACAGGGCGTAGTACTGTGGCGTCCCCGTTGTGGTTGAACTCGGGAAAGCCTCCCGCATGAAGTTCACATCCTTGTTCAGCAGGTAGCTGAACGTAGTGCCCGATGTAACCCCAAACGAAAACGCAGACAAGAAGTCTGTCGGCACTACAAGCAATGGATTACCGATGGTCAGCGTGAGGCTTGATGTCTTCCGCAAATTGGGAAGCTGCACCGAGTTGTAGATGCGCTGCTCCGCCAACTTCGTCATCGTAGAGAAGTCATTTGCAGAGAAGCTGTTTTCCACAGCATCCTGCACAGCAGTCTGCAACTCGGAGTAGTTCACGCCATCGGCCCTCTAGCCATCGTGCCCTTGGTGGCAGCGCCGGTCCCACGGATCTTGATCCCGGAGGTCTTGACAGCGGGCGGTTTGCCCATAGCAATGTTCCCCACAACCATGCAGATCTCGTCCTTGAGGGTTTCAATCTCTTGCGGTAGCCCCGACTTAGCAGGGGCCAGCTTCTTGGCTTTCATCATGGCTCACCCCGTCTTCTGGTTGGCAGCGCGGGACATATTCTTGCCCAGGCGCATACGGTCCTCAGTGGTGGGACCACCCTTCTTGAAGGCTTTCCCGCCCTTGGCAAGCTTGGTCATCGGCTTGCCCGGGTGCATCGCACGTTCGTGCTTGTGAACATCTTTCATCATCACTCCTTAGGTGGTCACTATGGTGACTGTACCAACATATCCCTGCCCGACCAAGCTATTTGGCGTCAGGGGCGCATCAAAACCACTGGACCCACCTATCGGAGCCCAGCCCCACTCAATCACCCGGCTACCAATACCGATGGTGTCAATAACCGTCTGGCCTGAAGAGTACCAAGTGTTTGTGTCTGGACGAGGATCACGGATGGCCTGGGGGTCGCTGACTGGGTACATACCCAGTTGCAACTGTGGTTGATCTGGGGTCCAGCATTGAGGACACGCTTTGATCTGTGTTTGCTTGGTTTTGACTACGAGGTTCTTGAGCTTTTTGAGGTCAAAACGAAACCCGCAGACATCGCAGTAGCCGAATGCCTTTGCGCCGTTTGCAAAGCGATTGCTCATGAGATGAACATTTGCCTTGGGACAAAACGTACTGCACTGCGGTCTCTGTCTTCCGTCGAGGCAAGATCCCAATCCTGATCGTACTGCGCCTTTAACACCTGCATTCGCTCCATCGCACCGGGAATCTTCATGGACAGGTAATACGCCAGTCCTGACACCAAAGCAGGGATAAACCTGAACGGTACATCTTGTGTGTACGTCCCGCCTGCACCAGCGTCTTGAATCCTGCGCAAGCGCCAGTAGACGAGCGTGTACGTCTGAGAATTGTCAGGCGTAGGCCACACCGTGAACTGCGGAGCGGGGCCTTGGCGGTTGATCCAAATTTGGATCGGCCTTGCAGACTGGAGCTTGTTGGGAATGGATGAGTAGGTGGAAACTGAGATGCGCGTGATGGTCAGGTCCGTTTGCGTGGAAACGTTACCCGCGCCTGTGCGAATCACGTGCTCAATCAGATCCACCGTATCGGCAGGCAGCGTGTAGGTGTTTGTGCCAGCGGTCAGGACTTGTTGGCCCTGCTCAATGGTCCACATGTTTATGCCGCGATTTGACCAATCTGCGAACAACAAATTTAACGACCGTCGTGCTGTCCTCAGGTCATAG